TGAGGACCCGGCAGAGCTTGACCGGGTGCTGGCCGAGGCGGTCGCGCATGACGGCCCGACGCTGGTCGATGTCGTAACCCAGCCGCTCGAGGAGGCCAACGCACCGGTGCGCCGCTGGATGGGCTGAGCCCGGATCACAAGCTCAAAGACTCAGAAGCGGCGCGGCTGCAGCCCGGCCTGGAACCAGGTGGTCATCGAGTAGATGTCGTAGACCGGCAACCCGGTGGCGGCGCGCACCGCAGCACTGTAGGGCGACATGTTGGTGCATTCCAGCACGATCGCGCCAAGCTCCGGGTGCCGTGCGACGAGGGCCTGCGCCGCCGCCACCACATCGGCACAGGCCTTCGCGAGATCGAGCTGCGGCCGCGCGGCGTTGATGATGACCGGGAACAGCTCGTCGCCGCTCTCGCAGCCCGCAATCGGCGTGTCGAGCGGCACATTGATGCCCTCGAGATGCGCCGGCGTGATGCCGGCCGCGTTGATCGTGACGATCCCCACCCGCTGGCCCGGCGGCAGCGTTGCCTGCACCCAGGGCACCTGCATCATCGACGAGGTCGCCACCGGCACCTGCACGGCGTCGGCGAGCTGGCGCTGGTAGATCGACAGGAAGCCGCAATTGGTGGTGATGCCCTCGGCGCCAAGATCGACGAGATCCCGCGCGGCCGCGATGAAGGGCTCAAGCAGCCCCTCGGCCCGGTCGCAGACCACCTTGACCGGGCTGGCCCCGCGCACCACGTGGTAGAGCACCGGGAACGGCCAGGTCGTGGCGTTGCCCATGTCTCCATGCACGCGAGGGAAACGCGCCTCGAGCATCAGGATGCCGAGCGGCGCGCCGTAGATCGCCTTGCCGCCTTGCGCGACTTGGCTGCCGGGGGCTCCGAAGGGACGGACGGGATCGAACATCGGGCGGGTCTCCGTGCAAGGGCACCGCTGCGGGCCGAAGGAGGCCGGCGCGGGCGGGCTGTGCTCCGGATATGGCCCGGCGCGCGGCGCCACACAACGGTGCGGTCTGCTGCAGCCCGTGCTTCTCGCCGACTGCTGCGCAAGCGCCTCACCGCCACACCATGCAGGCCCCCTCGCCTAGATCCGGGCAGCCGCGCCTCCTTGCCCCGAGGCCACTCCGCCCCGGCAGACGCGCCTTCAGGAAAAGATTTCGTATCCTCCAACATTTCGCCTTGTACTCCCCGCTTTCGCTTGGCTATACGCGTCGACGGAGACGTGGCCGAGTGGTCGAAGGCGCTCCCCTGCTAAGGGAGTAGGCGGGAAACCGTCTCGAGGGTTCGAATCCCTTCGTCTCCGCCACCAAAACCCGCCTTGTTTTGGATGTTTACCCAACAAAAACAAGACGTTAGATCGCCGCACCATACATGCGATCCGTCGTTTTGCCTTGTTTTGCAACACATTTCGCCGCACAATCCGCACACACCAGCGGGGAAACGGCCATGACCATCATGAAGCGGGGTAGCACTTACCACCTGCGCAAGCGCGTGCCGCGCCGCTTTGAAGGCGTGGAAGAACGCAAGAGCATCTGGGTCAGCCTGCACACGGACTCCCTTACCGTCGCGCAACAGAAAGCCCCTATCGCGTGGCAGCATATCGTCGAGGGCTGGGAAGCCCGGCTTGCCGGTGACACAAGCGACGCGGAAAAGCGTTTCGAGGCGGCGAAGAATCTCGCCGCTGTCCGAGGCTTCCGCTATCTGCCTGTAGAGCGCGTGGCCGAGCTTCCACGCAAAGATCTGGTGCAGCGCATGGAAGCCGTGGTCCGCAAAGATGGCGAGCCGGACTTGCGCGAAGCGGCTGCGCTTTTGGGCGGCGTAAGCGAACCACCGATCACGGTGACTCGGGCTCTTGAACTCTACTGGGGCTTGGTCGCGGACAAGACACTTGGCAAGAGCCCGGACCAGCTCCGCCGCTGGGAAAACCCCCGCAAGAAAGCCGTGAAGAACTTCGTGGACGTGATAGGCGACAAGGCCATTGGCGACATTACCGGCGACGATATGCTGGACTTCCGCCATTGGTGGTTTGAGCGCATCCAGAACGAAGGGCTTACCCCCAACTCGGGCAACAAAGACCTTATCCACCTTGGCGACGTGCTGAAGACCGTGAACCGCATGAAGCGGCTCGGGTTGGTGCTGCCCCTCTCCGATCTCAGCTTCAAGGAAGGTGAGGCAAAGCAGCGCCCGCCCTTCTCCGAAAGCTGGATACGCGACAAGCTCTTGGCCGCCGGGGCGCTGGACGGACTCAACAAGGAAGCCCGCTGCATCCTTCTGGCGATGGTCAACACCGGGGCTCGGCCGAGCGAGCTGGCGGCCCTCACAAGCGATCAGATACGGCTTGGCGCGGCCACGCCGCACATTTCGATTGAGCCCGTTGGACGCCAGCTCAAGACGCGCAACGCGCGCCGCGTCATCCCCCTGACCGGCGTGAGCCTGAAGGCTATGGCGCAATGCCCCGACGGCTTCCCAAAGTATCGCACCAGCTCCGCCAGCCTCTCGGCCACGGTCAACAAGTATCTCCGGGCCAACAGGCTCTTGGAGACGCCGGGACATTCTCTTTACGGGTTGAGGCATAGCTTTGAAGACCGGATGTTGGCGGCGGGGATTGATGAACGGATCAGGCGCGACCTTTTCGGCCACGCCCTTGACCGCGAACGGTATGGCAAGGGGGCGTCCCTTGCGGACTTGCAGAGGTTGATTCAGCGCGTCGCGCTTTGAAGGACAGCACGTGCCCGGGCCACCACGTCATTGGCGGCGATAGCTTCTAGCGCGGCAATTTCGGCCTCTAGGCGCGCAAAGATCGGGGCGTAAATCGGATCAACCATTACCAGCTTTGCTGCGACTTCACGAAGCCGCTTCAGTTCTTCCAACTCCATCTGTTGATACCACAGGCAAGCGCATTGCGTGGAGAGTAGACGCGCCGCACTGGGACATACGGAATGGTCAGTTCCGCCTTGAGAGGCCGAGCGGTCCCATCACTCGGCCCCTTGCTCAGAACGTGCCGTTGAGGCGGACGCGGACGGTCCCGGACGGGTTGCCCGCTGCCGAGACGGCCACGCCGATCTTGGTGTTGCCGCTGGCGGTGCTGGTCACAGCCCCGTCGGACGTGCGGAAATAGACCGCATCGCCCACGGCCAGTTCATCGGTGGAGACTTTGGGCATCTCGAAGACGCCTTCCGTCACCAGCACCAGAGGATCGCCAATGGCGGCGTCCCCCGATGCAATGCCGAAGATATTGCCAAGCTTGACGCCATCGCCAGAGCTGGCGTCGGCCACGGCGGTTACGGTGAGGTTTTCACCGGGTTGCACAAAGTTGCGCATGTCAGAGTCCTTTCGAGGTTCGGAAATGAAGGGTGGTCGGCGTCCGACGCCCTGCCATCTCGGCAATCTGCCGATCCAGCGCCGCCAGAGCGGCGGCCATCTGGGCGTCGGACTTGTAGACGACATGTTCGCCGTTCTGGTCGCGATACTCGCGCACGCCGCCCGCACGCGCCGTCAGAAGCGCGTCACGGGCTTGCGTGAGCTGGTCAAGCGTCAGGGCCATTACGAAGTCGCCACGCGCTGCGCGCCGCGCCAGTCGAGCCAGCCCGCGCCGAAGTCGAGGAAGCCCCGGAAGGACAGCCCCAGCGTGTCCCAGCTTTCGCGGCGTTGGACTTGAACGCCCTCGGCCCCGCTCAGGTAGGCGTAGCGAAGGCACGCCAGACGGGCCGGGTCCGCGAAGAGATACCACGTGCCCGACGGCAGGCGCGGTTCCACCAGCAGCTTCAGCTTGCCCGCGAAGGGATTCACGTCCGCCGTGGTGCCGGGCTGGATCGCGGCAAGAATTTCCTCGGCCTCGGTTTCCAGATCGGCGGGCACCAGCAGGTAGCGCGGCGGGGCGTCGATGATGGTCTTGCCATCGGTGCCGGTGCGCAGGCGCATGGCTTCGCGGTTCTCGGCCAGCAGCGCCTTGGTGGGAATCCCCGTGGAATCCGCGATGTTGCCCCGGCTGGCGTCGAAGGCGGGGGTGCCGTCGCGCATGTCCGGGTTTCCGGTCAGCATTCCCACCATGATCGCCGCTTCCGTCTGGGCAGCCGCCTCGCCAAAGGCGCGCACGGTGTCAGACAGCAGGTTCAAGTCGTCGTTGATGATGAGATTGCGGGTCAGGTCGATACGGCGGCCAAAGGTCTTGAGGTTGATGGACTCGCCCTCTTCGGCCCGGCTGGTGGCGGTGAACTCGCCATTTTCCGCCATCTCTTCCAGCTCGCCCATTTCGCCAAGACGGATTGCCGTGCTGGTCTTGAAGTCCCGGAGCGTCTGCTTGCGGCAAAGCGCCTTCAGGGGGCTTTCGGCGGCACGGTAGGACGCCATTGCGGTCTTGCCGGTCGCGTCCATGACGGTCAGGGCAAAGTCGCTGGTGCCGTGCGCGGCGGCGCGGTGCAGCACTTCGTCCCGGCTCATGCCGCGCGTGCTGGTGCCCATGCGCTCCACGGATTCGCGGGCCATGTCCATCAGGCTCACGTCGGCATAGGTGCGCGACGCCTCGGGCAGCTCTTCCAGCCCGCCCATGCGATAGGCCAGCGCCTCCGCCTGCCGGGTGCGGATGGTGGCCGGGTCTTCGTTCGAGCCATGCACGCGGACCACGGGGGCCGAGCGACGGGTTTGTTGGGCGTCGAAGACGGCAGCCTTGGCGGCAGTCATGTCGGCTTCGTCGTCAATGAGCTGGTCGGCCAGCACCGCGCCAAGCCCGGCAGCGCGGACAAGCACCCGGATGTCGCTCCGGCGTTGCGCTTCCGCCTCTTGCGGCGAAAGGGTTTCGATAGTCTCGGGCATGGGTTCCTCTTTCTGCCGTAGACGGGCGGACGGGTCCGCCGGGTTAGAGGTCAACGTGACCTCGGTGAGACGCCACCCGGTCGGGCTCTTCACCCGGCCTTGCGGCGTATTCCGTTCGGTCCAGCCCGCGACGCGATAGCCAATGCTGACTCCGCTCACGGTGCCGTCTTCCACGCGCTGCCGGATCGGCGCGGCGTCATCGGCGGACGTGATTTCGATCTCGGCCACCACGTTGTCGCCTTCGATGGTGACGGCGTGAACGCGGCCAATCTGGTGACGGACGGAAGCGGTGTTGTGCGAGTCCAGGACGGGCAGCCCGGCAATGGACAGGTCCAGCGTGTCAGCGGTCAGGACTTCCTGAAACGACCCCCGGGCGTCGCGCCGGGTTACGGGCGACGGCGTGGCGATCACTGCCGAGACGCGCCGCGTCTCCGGGTCATAGCTGTTCGGGCGGGTCGTGGCGGCCCGCGTCAGGGCGTTATCGAGGGGCAAAGCGGGCCTCCATGCGCTTGAAGGTGTCAGTGTCGCGCCCACTCGGCTTGCCCGTGTCAGGGCAGCGCACGACGCTGGCGCGGGCGATATTCATGGTCAGCTTCGGGCCATAGCGGTCAGTGCGCGCGCCGGTATTCTTCACCAGCTTTCGCCACGCGATGTCATTGGTCATTGGCCGCCCCCTTCGCGCTGAAGGTCAAACCAAGCTCGGCTTCTCGGGCGCGGTCGTCGGCAATTTCCCGGTCCAGCTCGGCCACGTTCCAGCCGAGTTGTGCGACGGCTTGGCGGCGGCTGGTCAGCCCCATTTCGAGGGCAGCGCGGGCGGCTTCCATGTCCTTTTGCGGGTCCACCTGCATGGGGCGCGGCGGCAGCCATTCGGCTTTGCGAGCGGCGGCAAGGTCGGCCACGTCCAGACGCCCGGCCACGTATTCGTCAATGACGAAGCGTTGGAAGATCGGATTCAAAAATTGCGGAACAAGCGTGTGGTAGACGTATTGCTCCACCTTGGCCCGGAACGGCAGCAGCCCGGCCCGCAGGCTGGAATAGTTCGCTTGGCTCAGGTCGCCGTCCACAAGGTGCTGGGGCACGCCAAGCCCGGCGGCAATCTGGCCGAGCGTCAGCTTTGCAAAGGCGATGGACTCCTTGGCTTGCTCCGGCGCGGCGAACTTGATGTCAGTGCCGCCCGGCAAGACGCGCACCACGCCGGGTTCAAGGGAAATGTCCCCGCCATCGGCTTCGGGGAAGGCTTCGCCCGCGCCGCCCATGTTCGTGGTATCGGTGACGAAGCCCGCGAACATGGAAGAGATTTTGAGCCCGACAAGCATGGCATCAAGGGCTTGGTCCAGCTCATTGACGGTCAGCAGGATCGGGGCGAGTTGGGAAATGCCGCGCACCTGCCCGGGGCCGAGTTGTCGGAAAATGTGGATCACGTCTTCAGCCGGAACACGCACGGACTCTTGCGCGGTCGGGAAAAGATTGGTCGGGCGTTGCGGGCGGAAGTGATAGGCGCGGCGCGTGCCATTGGCGGCAAACTCCACGCCCGCAACCACATAGCCCCCGTCGCCCAAGTCCCGAGTGTCGGACTCGTCCAGCGCCTCGGCGGGGTATTGCCGCCAGACGGTGCGCCCGTCGCGGTTCTCGGCCACGAAGAGGGCTTCGCCGTCCACGATCTCGGCCAGCACGGCGGCGGCGGTCATGCCCCGGAAGTCGGTGCGGCCTTCGGCGTCCAGATCGGCGTTGGAAAACGCCTTGTCGATCAGCGCGGCCACGTCCTTGTCGGGATAGGCCGAATTGGCTTCGATGCCCGCCCCCACGGCCTCGGCCACAATCGCGTCCACGGCGTTGCGGATATAGCCGTTGTTGGCATAGGCGTGCCGAGCCCGGGCGCGCACCGGAATGGCGGCGGCCAGCGTCTCGGTGCCATGCGAACCGAAGTGCCGCACGAAGCCCGCGCCGCGACGGCCACCGGCAGCCGCGTCAAAGGATCGGACGGCCACCGGGGCGGCTTCGCGCTTGAAGGGATTGAGGCGGGACAGCAGGGACATTAGTGAGTTGCCCCCCGACGGCGCATCAGGTGCGAAAGGACCGGATCAAGGGGGCACATCCACGAAGATCGAACTTCGAGCGCGGCGGCTTCGGGCGGAAAGTTGGTGCCGCGCGTAACGCCGTCCTGCACTTGACGGTAGCGGGCCGCCACCAGCGGCTTGCGTGCGCCGGGCTGCCGGAAAAACACGATGTCCGCCGCGAAGTTGCGGAAGCCTTCGGCATAGGACGCCATGATAAGCGCGCCCGGGGAACGCGGGATCAGTTCGAGCGGGCCGGGTTCGTCGCCGGGCCGCCAGTTCTGGATTGCCTGCCCCAGAGCTTTCCGGGCGTCGGGCGACGAAAAGCCCGCTTCACTCGCACGAAGCAGCACGGCCAGCGCCAGCGCCGCGTCCGGGCGATACAGGTGGGGCGTGCGCTTGTCGGTTCGGCCTCGGCCATAGGGCTTCACGTAGCCTGCCGCGCCCATATTGCGGATGAAGGCTTTTGCGTCGGCAATGGGCAGGCCGGGTTCGGCCAATGCCTCTGCAAGAACTTGGTGGGTCAGCCCGACGCGATCATGGGCGATGTAGACCGCGCGTTCGGCTTCGTTTGGGGTCGTCTGAAGGGCCATCGGGCAAATCCTCACTAGCGGAGATTCGCCTTACGATGACCAGAATCGGGGCTCAGGTAAATTCGCAACCTGTAGTAGACAATGGCATTGGCTACCTGAAGTAGACAATAAAAACAATGACTTGCGAGCGATAATGGGAATCGCTTATGGTCCGAATCGCCAGTTATGGGTTGACTGGCAGTCGAGTGCCCGAAGTGACCGGGCGGGGCATCCTCGCCCGCCCGGTCACACCTGATAAAAGGGAAATTTCATGACATTGCGCGAAAAGCTCGAAGCCTTGGCTTACCGAAGTTCACCACCAGTAGTCGCCGCAGCATTTGCATTGCAGAGGCTGGATGAGCTTAGGCTAGACGACTGGCCTGAAATTGGCTTTGATCCAGAACTTATGAAGCGACTAATCTCGATCAAAAGCTTCCTTTGATTACGACCCTTTAACGACTCTTTTCTCAAGAAAAAGCTTCCACCCCTTGTCCGTCAAGGACAGGAACTCCTCAACTCCGCCCTTCATGGACTTGGCTTGACGTGCAGATATCAACCCAAGCGCAATGAATTGTGCTTTTATTGTAACCCTATCAGCGTCTCGAATTGTAAAAACGGGATCCAAGTTCCAATCTTCAGCTAAGGCTTTAACTCCTTGGGTTATTACAGCATCCATCATCGGTCGCGTTAGGCACCCGGCGACTGCGACAAAAAGGTCTGACCAAGTTGCACCAATTTCCTTGTCTGCATACCTCGGCGTTCCATTAGTTCGGCCTATCCTGACGCGACATCGAACAGTAAAAACCTCGTCAAGATCAGCCAGCCCTTCTACAACGGGTTCGGACATAGCTTTAACCTTATCAAGCTCTTCTTTAAGGGCCGCATTTTCCTGAAGTGCTTTGTTTGCTTGCGCAAGTAGGTCATCGCTTGCCGCAGCATCTCCTCTTATCCAACCTTGCTGTGGGAGGTCGCTAAATGCGTGGACCAAAGCCTTGAGCACCATCGGTTCTAAGTCTTGCCTTGCGCTCCACATTCTTATGAGCCTGCCTTTCATTACTTTTCCCCGAAAGGCATTGAGGGCATCAATGGCACCCTGCGTAGTCTCACTTTTCCCGACAGGAATTGAGGCTGGATCATTATGGACAAACGCAATCACCACTTTTCCCGTTTCTACAGCATAGTCATACTCTCTCTCGGTAAAGCTGATGCCGACTTCATCGACCGATCCATAGCGCCCACCTATTATCAACAAGTAGTAGTCGCACTCATCGATCACGCGCTTTATGTATTCGAGCTGATCGACATCGGAAGCAGGAAAAAGCTCCATGCCTGCCGGGATATGCTTTAGGTCGAGAATATTACGTATTGCGTCTTGGCGTTCTTCTGCCAAATCACGAAATGTAGATGAAACAAAAATTTGATATTTTTTATTAGCCAACGTTATTGCCTCTCAAGCCATTTGCTTTTCGCCACGGTAGCGCGGCGCTTGGGCATTGTCACCGCCTGAACCTCTTCGGCGCGGCGGTCCACATTGGCGTTGACCAGATTGCGAACGGCCATCGCATAGATGACGCAATCGAGGGATTCCGCCCGGCGGCCCGGGGTGCGTTCCCATTGTCGGATCGGTGCGCCCTTGCGGTAGTGGACCACCAGCCGTTCGGACGCCAGCTCTTCATAGAACCGCCCTTCCAGCGTGTCGGAGAAGCGGACAGAGCGGCCACGGGTCAGCCGGTTGATAAGCTGCCCCTTGAGCCCGTCCACGCCCACAATGAAGAGCCGCGCGCCCCGGGTGTCGCTGGCCTTGATCGCCTGCCGGTCGCCCGATGCGCCCTTCACGGCATAGATGCGGCGGGCCATGCGGGGGCGGCAGAAGCCAAGCACGCGGTCCATCGTCACGCCGTCGCCCGCGTCAATGCCCGTGGCGTCCACCCGCAGGAAGCCGCCTTTGGGGTGTTTCCAGACGGTGCGCAGGGCGTCGTCCAGCTCGGCCCACACGTCGTCCCCGATCGGATCGCCGTAGATCACGTCTTGCGCCAAGATAAAGACTTCATCCCGACCCCAGCCCACGAAGACCATTTCCAGCCGGTCTCGCTGCACGTCCACGCCACAGGTGACGAAAAGCACGTTCTCCGGGATCGCGTCAGGCAGCCCGAAAGGCTCGGCCCGGGCGGCCAGTGCGGCGTCGTCGATCTCTTCGGCGGCCTCACGCCAGCCTTGGCCCATGAGGGTGTTGGTCCAGACTTGCAGCTTGTCCGGGTGCGCCTTCGATTCAAGGAACTCTTGAGCGATCTTGCCCCAAGAGGCGTTCGCCAGCGTGGACACCAGCGCGTTGAGCCGGAAACCGGCGTGGCCTTCCACCTCGGGCCGCGTGATCCGCCAGCGCCCGGCGGCCACCATCGCGGGCTTGTGCCGCTCTTCGGTCACGGCCCCGCAGCTCGGGCACACATAGGCGGCCTTCAGAGGTTCGCCCTCGGGCCATTGGATGTCCGCCCACGTGATTTCGTGGAAGTCGCCACAGTGCGGGCACGGGCACTCATACACGCGGGAGTCGCTGTTGGCGTAGCTCCGCAGCACGTTGGACGTGGCCTCAAGCGTCGGGGTGCTGCCCAGCACGATCTTGCGGTTGGGGAAGCTCAGGGTGCGGCGTTCGGCCAGCGTGAGGGGCGAGCCCTCGGCCCCCGGTTCCATTGCGTCGGCTTCGTCGATCAGCAGGACGCGGACGTTGTGGCGGCGCAGGTTGCGGGGGCTCTTGGCGGCCACCACCTTGAGGCTGCCACCGGGGAAGCGGCGGGACAGCAGCGTGTTGCGCCCAGCTTCGTCGGTCTCGGCAGACATGAGCCCCTTCAGCTCCGGCGTGGCCGAGAAGATCGGTTCCAGATCGCTCACCACGTAGTCGCGGGCGTCCGCCTCGGTCGGCTGCAAGACCATGATCGGTGCGGGTTCATTGGCGATGTATGCGGCCACCGTGCCCGATAGCAGAGTGGTCAGCCCGACGCGCACCGGCTTCACCACCGTCACACGCTCAATCAACGGGTCGGAAATGGCCTCAGCGATGCCCCGTTGATACGGCCAGAGCGTGACACGACCGGGGGTGGCCGAGACGCCCTCGGGCAGCCGCATGGTGCCTTCGATCCAGTCGGGCAGGCTCAGGCGCGGCGGCGGCTTCAGCGCGGCCATAGCGTTGCGGCGGGTTCGGGTCAGGGTGTCACTCATGTTCGGCCAGCTCCATCAGCACGTCGCGGACTTCGGCGTCCAGCGCGGCAAGGTCATGCGGGGTCAGGTGGCCGAGCTTGCCAGCGGCCCGGCTCGGCAGGGCGAGGAAGGCGGCGCGCACGTCCCGCAAGACGCCAGCCCATTCGCGTTCCACCTCGGCGGCGGCGATCAGCTCGCCACGGGCGCGGGCGTTCTGGAAGGCGAGCTTGTCCGCGTTCTCTTTCGCCAGTCGGAGCTTTTCGGCGGCCAGCTCGGCGTCGGCCCGGCGACCAGTGGCCCCGGCGCGGGCGTGGTCGCAATAGGCGCGGATCGCGGCCCGGAGCGGAAACCGCTTGTCGGCGTTACGGGGGATCACGCCTTCCCGGGCGAGGGCCGAGACGCGGTTGGCGGTAAGGCCGAGCCATTCCGCCAGTTCGCCAGCGGTCACGCCCTCGGGTTCCGGGCCACCCACCAGCGCGTCTATTTCTGCTAACTCGATTGCGTTGAGCGATATTGCTTCTGCGTTCATTACTTGCTCCTACTAGCTGCCATCGAAACAGAGGAAGTCTGATGGCACGAAGAAAACTGAAAGAGAAATACCGGAAGAAGCCATACGCGGAAGCAGAGGACGACGAGAAGGTCGCGAGGAACTGGAAGAAGACCATCGGCCTCTACCAACGTGGCGAATATTCCTCGGCAACGTTGCGCGCAGCAATCTGTATGGAGTTGATGACGAACTTTGCGATCCGGGATGAGCTGGTGACTACAAAGGGCTTGCCAATTGATTTCGTAAACACTCTGCTGAAGGACGCGAACGGTATCCACAGGAAGTTCACCGGAATACTTCTTCCGATCATGGAAGAATATGAGGAACATCCACGCCTCAAGCAACTTTGGAACGGACCGATCAAACGGCTGAACGAACGCCGGAACAAAATTGCTCATGGTGGAGAGTTTGATAACGGGCCATCTGTCAAAAAACTTCTGGATGAAGCTCGGGAAGCAATAGTTGAAGTTATGGACATCTTCGGCAGCGACCAGAAATTCCCGGAGCCATAAGCCCGGGTTTCCGGTCTGAAAATTTCTTGGCAGCGGGAAATGCCGGGGCTCTGCGCTACCCCCGACGCGCCCAGAGGGGGAAGGACCCACACGGGAACGGCGGGAAGCTCGGGAACGCTGGTAATCTCCCCCAACTCTGCAATGTCTGGGGCTTGGGCAGACCGGACACCCGGACACCCCTAAAGGGGTGTGTCCGTGTCTGTCCGGCCTCGCGCCCACCTTTGCCCGGCAGACAAGACTGGACATGTCCGGCAATGTCCGTGTCTGTCTGGCCCTACACATCGTCAAAGTCCTCGGTGAATTGTTCGTTGTCGCGATGCCGCTCCGCGAATTTGCCGTCTGCGAAAATGACCACTCCTTCCCGGGTCAGGCTTTCCACGGCCCGCTTGAAGGCTTTGCGTCGCGAATCCGCATTGTCAGAAGCAGATACTTCGCGTCCGCCAATGCAGGCGTCCCGCCAAGACTCTTCCGGCACGTGCATTGTGCCTCTTCCCAGATCGCGAAGAACGGAAAGAGCCGCGCGGGCGCTAGCGGTAAGTTGCGGACCACAGGCACGGCTGGCATTGTCCGCCTCTTCACAGATCGCCGCCGTGATCGCGTCCCCGTCTTCATCGGTGCCGATTTCCCGGACGCCCACGGTAAAGGCCAGCTCTTGTTCGGTCGTGCCATTGCGGTTCTTGGACGGCTTCACGCTCACCCCGCCGTCTTCCCGCTTCAGGTAAAGCGCCACATCCAGCGCGCCGTTCAAGAGGCTATGACCCCGGGGCAGCCCGTCGCCTGCCTTCGTGTCGTGGTGGATCAGCACGACAGCCGCCCCCCACTTGGTCAGGGATCGGGCAGCCGCCACGACTTGCCCCATGCCTTTTGCGTCGTTTTCTTCCAGCCCCGGGAACGCCACGGCCAAGGTGTCGATCACGATAAGCGCAGGCCGCCGCTCCTTGACCGCCCGTTGCAGGGCCTTGAGCTGGCCTTGCTTGCTCAGAAGATCGGAGGCGTTCGGGATCACTGCAAAATCGGGGGCGTCGCCATGCTCTGCCCTCAATGCGGTCACACGGCCCTGCATCCCGTGCCCGTCTTCCGCTGCCACGTAGAAGACGCCACCAGCCTTCACGCGCCGCCCGAAGACCTCGGCCCCTTGGGCCACGGCGTAGCCAAGGCGCGGCGCGAAGAGGCTCTTACCTGCCCCCGGAGCCCCCACAATGGCCGCCACGTCGCCTTGAGCAAGGAGTCCCTTAATGATGTAGGAACGGGCGGGCGTGGCGGAACAATCGCTCGGGCTCAGGAAGGTCAGGCCGCCAGAACGGTCGGCAATCTCCGCCTCTTCCTCGGGCATAGGCAGGTCGTCAAAGTCGTCAGCAATCTGCCAAGCGTCAAAGGCCTCGCTGCACCATCCATTGCGCTGCGCCGCGCGGATCAGCCCCATGACGCTCGCCTTGGCCCCGGTGTGCGTATTGGGTCGGCTCCACTTGTCCTCGGTCTCTTCGAAGCTGTAGCCACCCCACCCTTCCGAGAACTTGTGCGCCAGCTCGCGCCCCTCTTCACTGCCGCCTGTTTCGTCGTGAAGCGCCCGTATAGCAGCGAACCACGCGCCCTCCGAGCCGTAGAGCTTTTCGCGCACGTTGATCGGGATGGACAGGACGGCTTCGGATAGGATTTGAAAGGGGATGCCCACCGGCTCGAAGGTGGCCCCCTCGGGCCGCGTCTGGGGCTCAAGCCCTTCCGGCCATTGAGGCGCGCAACCGAAGCTCTGAAGGTCGGCCCAGAGGTCCGCATCGCCCGAAATGAAGCGATAGCCATCCGAGCCCGGTGCAGCCGCCCAGCCACGATTGGCGCGAACGTCAACGCCATCCAGAAGGTCTTGGGCGCTGCATTGCCCCGGCACGTGGGCGCACCAATGGTGCAAGCCGCCGGTGCTGGTCTCGATCACGACGGGCGAGTCCACGGTTATGCCAGCCGCCTCACAAGCCGCCACGCCGTCCTTCCCATGCTTCTGGTCTAGGTCTACCACGTCGATACCCGAACGTTCACCCGTGACAAAGCCGACTTGAGCGTCGGGCCACTTGTCGAACCATCGCTCAATTTGTCGGGCGTCGGTCGTCGCCTTGTTCGGCCAATCGGTGATCCGGGGCACCTTCTCTTGCTTCGTGCCGCGAGCCACCCAATGCCAAGGCAGAACGGGGATGCCTTTCGCGGCCAGATCAAGGGCGGCTTCAAGATTGTCGGAGACTTGGCCTTTGGGGGCTTTCGGGTTATATCTGGTCTGCATCGTTCAGCCTTTCTTAGATGCCACGGCGCGGGGGCTTGCAGGCCCAGCACGCCAAATTTCAGGTAGCCCGTCCCTTTCGCAGAGGGGGCGGGTTACTCATTTCAGGATAGCGGGAAAGCGGGTTCCGTGTCATCGTGACACGGAAGGTGACAATCAAATTTTGCAACACACACTGCAACACATTTTGCGACGCGGGAATTTTGCAAGTATCTGATTTTACGTTGTTATTTTCACAAACGTCAGGTATAGAGCGGACTTCGTCTCCGCCATTTTCGCTGCCTATCAGGCCGGGAATATCAAATAATCCCAAAGCCTTAACGCTCTCTTGCCCTGAAATCGGTCTGGGCATTGCTACACATTTTCGGGATTCTTTCCGCGGATGTGAAGCAGAAAGCGAAGCAGGCGCGCCGACATCTGTAGCAGCAGAAGGTTCGTCGGCACGCCCTGAAGCGGGTGTTCCGGCCCGCGTGTCTCATCAGGCTGCGGAGCGCAGCCCCTTCAGGGCCTTCTCGGCGCGCAGGATGTCGTGCACCGCCGAGAGGGTGGCGTATAGCTCGATCAGCACCGCGAGTGCATTCGAGAGGCGGTCAGCCTCCGGCGTGAGCCGTTCCTGGCCCCAGGTCTTGTAGTCGGAAACGTTCTCCGGGCTATGGTCCTAGCAGTGCTCGACGTAGGTGCCCTCGGCGATCTCAGCGTCGAGGACGCCGACGAGCTCGTGCAGCATCGCCAGGATGCCCCGGTCGAAGATCCTGCCGGCCCGCAGCAGCGCGGCGAGCTTCTTGACCTCCTGCTTCGGCTTCGGCGCGACGAGGTCGAGCACGTCCTGGTCGATCCCGGTGGCGGCGGCCCGCGCCAGCGGGAAGCACGAAGCGGCCATGGCGGTGATCTCGGCTGCGGATTTGAACGGCATATCCATTGGTCTTTCCTTGTGTTGGTTGAGAGGGGAGGAGCAGCGGCGAGAGCGCGGTTCCCTATTGGAAACCGCGGTCTTCGCGCGTCTGCTCTTCCCGCCGCTGTTCTTCCCGGTAGTAGGCGGCAATGTCGGCTTCGGCCTGAATGCGCGCCCGGACGACGTTCATCCGCTCCAGAAGGGCTTCATCGAGGCGGCCGATGATGTGCGGGCCCTTTGCCCGGCCGTGGAAGCCGCTGTGGTTCACGTGCACGATGATGCGCCGTGCGCAGACGAACCGCGTGGGCTTCGACAGCCCGGCTGTAGCGCGTGCGGCGGTTTGCTTGACGATGACCTCGTAGCCGCGGTTCGCGCGCGTATCGGCCGAGGTGCCGTAGGCGATCTCTACGAAGCGCTCGTCGGCCTTGGTCAGTGTGTCGAGCACCAGGCAAGGGCGACGCTTCGGCGCGCCCGGTTCGTCATCCTCTTCGGCCAGAGGAAAGCGGAACAGCACGACGTCGCCGCGCTGCAAATGCGCGCCTTCGCCGGCCGGCGTGAAGGGTTGGGGATGGTGATACATGAAGGCCTCCCGTGGCGTGGGAAAACGACGCCAGAGAGGAAACCTTCAAGAACGAGACTTCCTATCTGCTGCGCGTCACAAGGGCCGCGCAGCAGATAGGAAGCCAGTAAGAGCTGCATCGGGGGGCTACCCGAAAATCAGCGGCCAGAGGACGTGAGGAATATTAAATTTCTGTTTGCCACAGACGGTGTATCTGAGACTTACTCTCGATTAGCTGGGACATTGAAACGCAACGCTTTTACAATCTCTAAAATCAAATTTTAGCGCCTCAAGCCACCATTTTGGCAACGAATGCGCGAAGACAATCTGGTGGCTGCGCAATCGAACTCAGTATCCGAGTTGTTGATGAGCGAGGGTCAAAAGAAGTCGACTTCCTACTGAAGAATAGCGCGGGTGATTTATTGCAGCGATCCTCTTTGAGGTGAGCCAAGAACTCAACGAAGAATCCAATCAGATATTTTCCTCTCCAATCTTCATGCGGCCTTAGCTTATCAAACCGGTCGCTGACCTCAGTGATCTCTTCAACCGCAACATCAGCCGGGAGACCTACCAGCTTTGTCAAGTCTTCAGCGGTGTATATCTGCGTGACAACCTCAAGATTGATCTTCACATACTTTCCAATTTTGTTCTCTACTGACCCAGCCCGTAAGCCCTTGGATCGGCAGTAATGAAGAGCTTGGTTCGCTAGTCGCATCGCTGTGAAGAATTCGTTCAGTCGCTCTTGAAAGCATGACGAGACAGTTAGAATTTCGTCACTTGTGGGCGCACATCGAAACTCACCAACCAGTAGTTGCTTTAATACATCTTCGGAAACAATAAGATTCTCGAATGAGTATCTCGGTGTGCGATATGTATCATCTCTAGCCGCGTAGCCTTTCAAACCATCAAAGTCGCTGTCAACAATGAAAAAGGTCTTGCCTTCCGCAGCGTCAAGGTTCCGGTCGAGAAGCTCTCTGAGCCCCAAGACATGATCCTTTCCTTTGCACACGAGTGGGGTCCAACTAAAGTTAGGTTCTATCATCCTGATAGTGGTTGCGTAGTAGATTGGATCATCATCTCCTTCGAGTGCGATTATCACACCATCGGACACTTTCGATCGCAACAAGTTATAGCTCTGTAACGCCACAACTCCTCTTGTTCGTGCCGAACGCATCCGGTCAGCGAGTGCTTCCCGATCTTTCTTGTTATTGTCAGACATGTTAATCAGCGCTCGCGCCTGCTGCATAACGATTAGTGATTTTCAAAGAGCCGGCGTATGGATCAAGCTCGTTGTCAAAAACAAAAGGTGAGTGTGTAATGGCTACCATTTGAGTGCAGCTGGGTGACCCCAGTACGTCTGGAAGGAATCTCTTTTGCCAATCCATCGATAATTAAAGCTCGGGTTCATCAATAAGAACGATGAACTTGCTTTCATCGCTCAAATATAGTCTCGCAAAGATGCTTACGATCTTATTTTCGCCTGACGAAAGCGCATTTAGTGGAAGGGAGTTTCCGGTGAAGCGGTTTTCCACTCTGGTTGAGACAGATAGCTTGTCAAATACGAACTCTTTTTCGTCGTAGTCATGTGCCCAGTAAGAGTTAATGACGCTGATGAATGCTTCAATTGCCTGCTCTTGCTCCTTGTTTGACGCGTATACCGGCTCTGTTGCACAAATCGGGTGATGGCCGAGGTTCCCCTTTCCCCGGACGGACTTATCCCACGGCTTCCGTGACGGGTATG